CTTCTTGTGGCTTTACGACGATAAACCGCACCCGCATTAAGGGGTTTGGATACAGTCTGACAATCCTCAAGTGCAAGGAGAACTATCATTCGGTTATGGCTTCGGAGATTTATGTCCTCCACCATATCATCGTTTGAGTCACTACGGCAACTATTATAATCCATTAATTGTAAATACAATGGACCGTCGGGGGCTGAGAATTCTAACGCCTTTGACTTAATAGAGCGGTATAGATGTTGTTGCATAAACCTGTCCCATACGACAAAGCGACTTCTTTGTGCTTCGTCCCATGTACAGTGAATATGACCTTCATGATCCGATGTAATTGGACCTAGGAGGTAATCTCTAACCAAAGCAGGAACGCGCCGTAGGCAATAAAGAGATAAATTACTTCTCTCGCCTCCGTTGCTGCAAGGACCACCATGAGAATGGTAAATCCTGCTGCTAAGGTTAGAAACAAATATAACATCTTTCGCATTTTGCACTCTCCGTTTAAGGAAAAGTGGCCGTACGTCCCGCCCTTCAAACCAGTCCTCTCCACATGATTCTCGGAATGGACCGTAAAGGAAGGTCTTGTCGTCGTTTAGTTTAAAGCCTGCGAAGGCTAGTACGTCTACTAAGACAAGAGCCATCCCTGCTGGACAGATGATATCGTCCCCATATACAGCGATATTACTGCTGAACTGGGTAACGTCCCTACGTGGAAAACCGAGCTGTTTAGCAACAGACAAGGTCAATGCGTAGAAAATCATCGACTCCAACTGGAAGGTGAACCCATTGCCCATACTACTGAATTTAGCGTATGGGATCTCTTCTTCGCCTAACACCCCCCTAAGGGAGCGAAGGTTATCAAGGAGATTGAACCAATCTTCCGGCAATAACTGCCGTACGAGTTCTGTGCTGAGAGTGTCGCTCGCCATACTAAGGTCTAGTGTTACCGGACCTAAATCTGGTGCGCCATCCCAGTTTGAACCTAGCCTGGCTAGATGTTGATTCCTAGCTTGAGACTTTAGGTTGCAGCCAACTTTCGCGAGTTTTCGCGTTAGAAGGTCGCCTACACCTAACTGAAGATATACGTTCATTAGTGGTTCTACTGCAATCGCACGATGTGTCTGTGCGGTTTTGGGAACGAAGGAAACTTTATTATAATTAACCACCTTTAACCGGTCTTGGGCTGCTGAAATGCAGCTAGCAGACGAAGGCATATAGTCACCTATAAGGTTTAACCCTTTGGGTGAGCTGATATATCTCCGCCACAGCGGATCCGAAAGGATCGCCGCTTCGGCGTAAGGTAATGCCCTTGTGGTAACGGTATACTGGGCTGCCATGTATTTGTAAACGGCAGTAGTACTATCACCAGTAACCCCGATGGAACCACCTGGACCGTGTCGCGTGTAGTCGTAGATCTGATTAAGATCTAGAGGACCTAGCCAGTTTCGGATCATCTTCCGTGCGTCGCGAAATGCTTCGCTTATGGAAGTGCCTCGTTTACTATTGAGGCGATCCGTTTTATCACGATACCAAAGCAAACGCTTATTAGTCGCCCTACAAAGCCTTTCAGCTTCGTAAAAGCGATCAACAGCTTTTTGCATAGGATCGAGCCCAGCCACCTTCCCGAAAGGGTACTTCTTCAAGAAGGACAACACAGCATTGGTGTCTTTGTAGACACTCCACGAATTATACAACAGTGGATCGTTTAAATGCTGTAGATTGAAATATGCCTCAGCCGACCGTTCGGTCGTTGCAGTCTGTAAAGACTCCTGGAGCGTTACTTCAAGGTGCGGACAGTCCTGGATTAATTTCTCTAGCATCTGCCATTGAATAACAGCAGATTGACTAGACGGGAATTGCTTCTCGTACGAACGCACGACCTCATCTCTGAGACTCCGTGCGGACTGGTATTTACGTTTGTTCATATCAGTCTCCAAGTTTAGACAAAACCACTTGCCCCAGTACCTCTAGTTTATAAAGGTAATGTTTTCTGGGGAGTGTCCTTTCCTAAGTGTACTAGGATAATCCTCGCCCGTTCCTGTAATTGCAAAATCTCAGGTTCGGTGAAGCTACTCTGGCTGTTTAAAACAACCTCGGTAAGCTCCACGAGAAGTGACCTAGCGTGGATGTAGTTTGACTCATATGGACGCTTATCGCGTCGCATAGTCATCGTCCCTACACCAACAATAGGGGCTTCCTTCCTCGCCATGACCTCACGAACAAAGAGGTACAGCTTGGTGAATAGCCCCATTAGGTAGGAATAACGCCGGTCTCAATCGCATCAGAAAAGATGCTGTCTTGAGCCAAAAGAGCCGCGTGAACATGAATTGCGGTTCTATCTGACAAACCTACTACCACCGGAATACTGGTGGTGAGCGTGGCGACGCAAGTGTATTCGACCGAGTCTACAGTTATGTAGTTCGTTCGTTTTAACTCAAATCGCTCCACGCCCGGGAATGTCGACGTTGGTTTTGCTTGGACTCGCTTCAAAGAAACGATTGATCGACTTGCTCCACTTCCGACTTTCCAAGTCGCAAGGTCACCGCGCTGATCATAGGCGATGTAAAGCAAGCCAGTCCCGGTTGGGGCTACCAAGGTTGTTGCTAGTTGCAGGTTGTCCATGTTTAAATCCTTATTTTTGATTTAGACGACCCACGACCTGTTATGAGTGCAACAGCATCGAGGGCACGCTTAACGTTAATTCTAACGTTGACGGGCGGAAGGTTAGTTAACACGTCGAGAGACGTAACTCTCCTCTTTTGGTTTTGGCGCAATGAATCGATACGGCCTACAGAGCCCGTACGTTTCCATCGTTCCGCACCAGAGGTCGGTTCTGTATGAGATACCACTTGTCGGGTGACGAAGTAGTCGCTCTCCAGGGTATAACCCTCCGCTAAAGTATTAATGCCCAACTTAGGTGTGATAGCCTGTAGCCAATTACCAACCGGTATAAACCAATCGATAACAAAACTATAAGGCATGATCTCCCACATTGCTTTAGGAAGATCAAGAACACCATAGTCGCGTAAAGGTTGGAGCCCTTTCAGGGCAACCTCATACAGTATATAAGCTCGCGCGTTCATAGTTCTATGAATGTCGAATTTGAACGTCTCGACTCCGTAACCACCGTAATCTAAAGATCTGAAAACGGTTTCTCGGAGTTCTGACTTGTCGAATCCACGCGATACCTGCCTGATATGTAACTCAGGAGGCTGGCTCATAGCTGCTAACAAACCTTGGGCTTCAAGCATCAAAGGAGTCCACCCGTAGCGTAATTCCAACCAGCGTTGACTTGCTGTGTCGGTCGCAAACTTGCGGTACTTCCTCAATCTAGTCTTTCTACCGGAAGGATGAATGCCTCGTTTAAAGGCACGTTTTACATCCGACCAGCTACCCGTTCTTACACCGCGTACAATGCGTGCAACATCCAAAAAGGAGTTGGTCAGCAATGCGACGGTTTTGGGTAATTCAACTAGGCTAACAATAGACTCAAAATGCACAGGGGATACCCTGTTGCGAGCCTTCACCGCGGCACTATGGATCAGTATATCTTGACTGAGTCCTGGTGCCAAGCCGAAGTCCTGGACCAATTTTGCGTCCGAGGCTCCCAGCTTCTCTGTCACAGCTCCAGTTTGTCCCGAGTAATCGGAGACAATGCAGCCAGCAGAGATTGTGGGGTGAAGCGTGAGATAATCTTGAAAAGGATGTTCGGGGAATTTAAATTCCGTCGACCACCTAGACATGGGATTATTTATCACGGTACCGTTAGCGATTAAAGCCTTATATCCAGGAACCACGACGTCAGTCATGGCCCCGATAATACCACTCGGTTCTCCTGACCAGGAGAGCTCTGTGTCCGGTGCCGGTGGACAGAACCAGTGTGCCACGCCAACCTGTTGGGTTGCTGACAATGTGTTCGTGTTCCGTACCCGGGTGTATGGTTTGTTATCTTTC